CCATTAGAATATTAAATTAAGAAACATCTTTCTCGTATATTTCGATGTTCTCTTCCGGAACATTGAGGGCAATGAGGTCACGCTTCATTTTTTCGGGATTGGCCACGTTCCACACAATGTGTCTCTCACCTAAGCTGTCAATCCATTCAAGATTCATTACGTACATTATGATTCCTCAAGCATATACATTGTTAGTATCTATTTTGTAGACACCGATAGGACTGCGGTAGTTCTCATTCATATCACGCAAGTCGGCAAGTAACATAGTAAACCCACCTTCACACCACATACGATCACCGTCGATCTTGAGAACAGCAAGTTCTTCGGTCGGATGCATCGCACCCCAGTTACAATAGACAACATCACCAACTTCAATCATAATAATTCTCTCTCAACTCAATTTGTACAGCTATTATACTTCTTTTAGAAACAAATGTCAACAATATTAATAGAACAAAATAGCATAACACCATCGAGTTTATAACCAAATAGTCTAATGAAGCCATTGACAATATCTTCATATATGTTATAATAGTACCTCATTAGACAGAGAGAGAAGTTATTATGATGAACGCAAAACCTGACTACTACTATGTTCTACGCAATGTTGTCAACGATCAGTTGATCAATGATATGAAGTTCGACAGTCTTGTTGCTGCCCTGAACTACCGAATGAACAACCTTGAGCGTGATGTTGCTTGGGTCGACAATGTGGAGGTGAAGTAATGAATAACGAAACGTTTGCAGGATGGATTGCTTTCTATAACAATAAGAGAGTTGAAATAAAGAAGACTGAAGCTTGTGACCTTTATGGTGCAAAACAGTTAGCGATTCAACTTATGAAAGTTCCTAAGAGCAAGACAGGTCTTCTTGCTATTGCTGCCGCTTATGAAGAGGTGAAGTAATGAAATTAATAATTGGTTTAGTAGGTGGGTTTTTCGTGATGGGTGCGGTAGGTGGTTTAGAGACTGACGCTATGACCATCATGGAAACATTGATGTATAGCGTCGTCGGTGTAGCTATGTGCGGTTTCGCACTATCTGATATTGAAGTTGGCTAGTCTTTAGGTAGATGTTTTGCGTGAATCTTACAACCGATGAACGCGTTGTAAAAATCATCCCTGAGTAGGACATCATACTGAAACTGCATCTTAGCTTCATAGTACGAACATTCACCCTTGGTTCGGCAGAGTTTCAACACTTCCCTAGTGAAACTCTCCGGGCCTTTCTCTTCAACTAAGGTTTTTACTTCTATACTGGAACCAAAATACGTCTTCCAGTCAGACTGTACTCGCGTTTTTACCTTACGCTTTCGAGTCTTCGTCACTGGCAGTGTTTTAGGTTTCCAGAAAAACTTCTTACCGATGTACTTCTTTCCGGTACTAAGTTCAGTTACTATATAAACAAAACCCTGATAATCTTCTAGGAAGGTTTCTTCAGGGTCAAATAATTCTTTTTCGTATGTCCAGTTCATAAGTCTACACTTTTTACTCTTTTATGTGTCATTTATGTAGACTTATGGTAACTAGTCCTCTTCGTCTAGAAGTTCTGCGTCTACGTCCGAACCGCACATAGGACAAAACCGTGGTTGGTCATCGTCGTATGTAACTTCTACATTAGTCTCAATGTCGCAGATCGGACATTCGATTAAATATTCAGCATTCATCATGCTACCTCTTGCTCCAGTTCATCCCAACCATAATCGGTACCTTCCATACCGACAACAGAGTATTCGGTCACACGTTTCTCAAAGAAGTTGTCGTGTGATGCTCCGTTCAGTACCCAGTCCAACCAAGGTAAGGGATTATCTTTTTGATTAAATAATGGTTTCATTCCAAGTTGAAGTAGACGACGGTCAGCAATGTGACGGATATAGTCGATGACTTCTTTCTTGGTGAGACCTTGTACAGCGTTACCCGCGAATGCTAGATCAATAAATTTAGTTTCTAACATGACTGCGTTTTCAGCCATCTTATATATCTTAGACTTTAACTCGTCATTAACGATGCGCGGATGTTCTCCGCAGAACTCACGGAACAACTTCGCGTTACCTTGTACGTGTAGAGTCTCGTCACGGATAGACCACTCGACGATTGTCGCCATACCTTTCATCTTACCGAAACGTTGAAAGTTCAGCAACATGACGAATGATGCGAATACTGACATACCCTCATTGAATACCGACTGTGCCAAGGAAAGTGCTAGTCCAGCATTAGTTTTGGAGTCTCCATCTTTCATGAAATCAATCTTATCAGCCATCTCCTTATACTCAAGGAACATATGGAAGTCTTCGTCCGGTAGTCCCAATGTATCATTCAAGAGCGCATAGGCACGTTGGTGTACTGCCTCTCGCGCCGCAAATGATGACAACATGTTTCGGACTTCATTGTTTTTAAAACGAGGGATCAATAATTCGTGGTAGTTCTCACCTACCTGTACATCTGACTGAGTGAACAATCTTAGTACGTGAGTGATGAACGTCTTTTCTTCCACGGTCAGTTTGGTCTTCCAATCCTGTACGTCTTCAGAGAGTTCTGCTTCGTCTTCAATCCAGTGCACTTCTTCGTGCTTCTTTGATAGGTCAACTGCCCAAGGATATAGGAACGGTTTGTACGTTTGTGAAAATTTTAATAGTGACATATTAATCCTTTAGAATAGTTTGTATATATGGTGCGAGAGTTTTTGCTATTAATTTACTGCCCGCCACATTGGGGTGAGAACACCCAGTTAAATATCTTCGGTTTTCTTCTTTTAATCGGTGGTATCTTACATATTGAAGAGGTGGCATTTTATCCTCTTCTGATAACCAATTTTCTACTATAATATCCATAATGGTATTGTAAATAGACTCACTCTCTATCCAATGTGAATCCCCACGTGGACTTTCTATACGCCACTGACAACTACCAATGCGTTGGTCGATTATCCTACCGCCTCCATGATGTACTGCGTCATATATCTCTAAGGTATCTATGAACGGCTGATGGTCAAAACTGTTTATCATTCTATATGGAATATCATACTTATAACATAATTGTTTTAAGCCGAGGTATGCCATCTCGGTAGATACTCTCAAAATAGTAGGGTCGGGTGCTTCTACATGAGGCCAACGACTCCACACAATTCCTTCTAGCGCACCATCCGTGTCAGGATTAGGTTCTCGATCTTTGTCTCTTTTGGTATCTCTCTGCCAATCACTGAAACATATTAAAAATGCGTAGTTAGGTAACTCTTCTTTCGGAGTCTCTCGAATAAATGCCATAACGTCATGCGCTATGGCAAGATTGGAGTGACCGTGGTGTCCTTTGTTAATGACCTCAACACCTAATTCTTTCGAGAGGTAGTAGGGAAAGTTAAGTTCGTTGATTTGTATAGTGGGTTTACTACGGTACCCCTGTACATAACTATCCCCAAATACTACTAACCTTCGCAAGCCCGACACTCATTGTCCTCCTCATTACCTGTTTGAAATCCACCACCATCCGCTAGATTACTCATCAAGTCTTCGTATCCACCGATGTACTTTCCATCAATATATATCTGTGGTACTGTGGTAACATCTCGACCCGTAACTTCGGCAGCAGTCTTACCTGATTCCTTTAAGTCAATATAGTCGAACGGCATTCCTCGCAGAGTTAATTCATCTCTCGCCATTTCACAGTATGGACAACCTGTCTTACCGTATATGATAGATCGACTGTCACTCTGAAGTGCTACGCGTTCTACTTTATCAGATACAGTTTCCGCACGGGAAGTCGCCTCTGTTCGCAGGTAGTACAGACCCTTCAGACCTTTCTTCCAAGCATTGAAATGAACCTTGTTTACGTAACGCTTAGGCGCACCTGCCGGGAAGAACAAGTTAACCGATTGACCTTGACAGATATACTTCTGACGGTCAGCAGCGTGCTCTATGACCCAGTTCTGGTCTAACTCTTGCGCAGTCTTAAATACCGCCTTCTCACCTTCGTTCAAGAACGGTAAGTGTTGTACCGAACCTTTATTGGTGATGATAGAAGTCCATATAGAGTCGTTATTGTACCCCTTATCAGACAATAACTGATTAAGGTAAACGTTCTTGACTAAAAAGGAACCAGCGCGAGTTCTATGAGTGTACGCATTGGCCTTCAATGGTTCTATAGAAGGACTGGTTGATAGTATAACACCGGACGAGGCATTAGGCGCAATGGCAATCAAGTGCGCGTTTCTCATACCAGTACCTTCCATGTCTGGTGCCTCTCCACGTTCCTTACCTAAACGAAGTGATTCCGCAGTAGCCTGTTTTTGGATATTTTTGAATACTACATCGTTAATCTCTTTCGCCTTGTCAGATTCCCATGCGACTCCATGTTTTTGTAACAAAGAGTGGAATCCCATCGCACCTAAACCTAACGAACGTTCCTGTGATGCGGAAAAACGAGCACGTGAGATATGGTCAGGCGCATGTTCTATGAAGTAATCAATGACATTATCAAGCATAGTAATAATATCAGCAACAATAGTAGTGTCTTTCCACTCATCATAGTATTCTAAGTTGAGGGACGATAGACAACATACTGCCGTACGGTCTTCGTTAGTGGGTAAATGAA